GCACGCGACGATTGGGGACGCGGCGATTGTCGCGATGATGGACGCAGAAACGTGGATGGGCGCCGACGAAGCGCTGGCCGCGGGCTTCGTCACGGAAGTGCGGTCAGGCTTGCAGGCGTCTGCGAGCTTGCCGCGTGAAGCGGTGGCTCGGCTGTCCGTGCCGGATGCGTTCAAGGCGCGATTTGATGCGCTCGTGGCGCCGGCTCCTGCGCCCACGCCTGCGCCCGCTCCGGTGGCATATGACGCGCTGGCCGTGATGGCGACGTGCCGCGCTGCCGGCTTCCCTGATTTGGCTGAGGCGTGCGTGCGTGACCGTGCCACGGCGGAAGACGTGGCGGCGCGCATTGAGCGAGCCAGGACGGACGCGGCGGCGGCTGAAGCTAGAGCCACGGAGATTACGACCGCGTGCGCGTCGGCGCGGTTGCCGGAACTGGCGGCGGCCTACATCGCGGGCGGCATGCCGATTGAACAGGTGCGCGCTCAACTGGTGATCGTGTCGGCCAAGTTGGATGCGGTGGAGATTGATGGCGGGGTGCGCCCGCCCTCGCCTGACGTCGACGTCGCGGCGTCCTGGGCGCAAGTGGCGGCGAAGCGCAAGCAGTCGAGCAAGTTTCACTAACGGGGGAGGGGTCAGGTATGGCAACGAAAGTCGAGACGCGGCACACGAGCGAATTCCTCGTGAGCGAAGCGGATGGCACGCGGTCGCGTGATGCTGGCGTGATTACCGTGCCAGCGAACACCACGCTTGGCGTGGGCTACGTGCTCGGGCGTCTCACGGCGTCACCGGGCAAGTATGTGCCCTACGACAACGTGGGCACGGATGGCAGCGAAGTCGCTTACGGCATCCTCTACGAGGACGTCGTCAACGGCACGGGTGCGCCGGTCGACATCAAGGCGACGGTGATCAACATGGACGCCGAGGTGCGCTCGGCGGATCTGGTGTTCCTGGGTTCGCTGATCCAGGCAGACAAGGACGCGGCGTATGCGGATCTGCTCGCGCGCGGCATCAAGGTGAGGGCCTAACCGATGGCGAGCATGGACGTGTTCAAAGCTGATGCGTTCTCGATGAATGGGCTGATGGAAGCCGTCGAGAGCATCGATTACAAGCCGCAGTTTCTCGGGTCGCTCGGGCTGTTTCAGCCGAAGCCGCAGCGCACGCGAGACGTCATGATCGAGTCGCGCGATGGTTTGCTGTCGCTGATCCAGACCACGCCAATCGGCGCCCCTGTTCCGCAGCTCGGCGCAAGCAAGGCGACGGTCCGGCCGTTCAAGGCGGTTCGCTTGGCGAAGGGTTCGCGTATCTATGCCGAAGAGATCCAGGGCATCCGCGAATTCGGCACCGAAAGCGAACTCAAGCAGGTGCAGGCCGAAGTCGGCAAGCGGCTTGAGGATCTGACGTCAGACATGGAGTTGACGTGGGAGGCGCATCGCCTTGGCGCAATCCAGGGC